CATTTTATTAAAATATTTTGTACCTAGGTGTGTTGCATTAATGTCTTTCCATTTACCATTTAAATATTCACACCAACGTTCTATTCCAGTAGGCTGTAAAAATATAATAATTTTTTTGTCTGTATTTTCTAATAAAGAGATAATGTTTCTTAACATTGATTGAAAACTGATTCCAGCAGTTCCATGGTTAGTTCCTCCCATTATACCAGCATAGGATTTTTGTTTTTGTTTTATAATATGTTGGTCGTATTCTTGTCCTGTAAGTTTACTCCAAATTTTAGGATTTGTTTCAAACCAAGTTGAATTGAGTAATTCCTTGTAGTTACAATAAGCAGGATAGTTATCATAATATTGATAATCTAATAGCTCGTCACCAGCAGTGAAACTATCCCCAAAAAAATGCATTTGGTAATCATCTTTGGATATTTTCATATGTATAATTATACAATATAATGCCTTATATTACAATAGACAATCTTACGAGCATAATGGCCGAGATGTCTGATTATTGCAACGCCGCTTGTCCTATGTGTAATAGATATGATTGGAATTTAAATTTAATAAAAGAAATTACCAATACTCATCACACTACTTTAGATTTTGTTAAACAGAGGATTGGCGAAGAAGTTATATCTAAACTAGAAGGTTGGGTATGCCAAGGAACTTATGGTGATGCATTAATGAATCCTGAAACAATAGATATATTCAAATATTTAAAAGAAGTAAATCCTAATATAAACATAGGAATGATAACAAATGGTGGAGCAAGGAGTGTAGATTTTTGGAAAACATTGGCTGAACTTAACGTAAATGTAACGTTCAGCATCGACGGACTAGAAGACACTAATCATCTTTACAGAAGGAATGTCAAATGGGACCGTTTAATGAAAAATGTAAATGCTTTTATTAGTAATGGAGGTAATGCTATATGGAGTTTTTTAGTTTTTAAACATAATCAGAATCAGATAGAAGATGCTAAAAAGTTATCAAAAGAATTAGGGTTTAAAGATTTTGAATATGCGTTTAGTGAACGATGGCAGGATTTTAATAGTGAAGGAAAGTATAGAGATATTACATCACTTAAAGTAGATGATTATATTATTGAAAAGCCAGAAGAACAGAGAAAAGAGTTTATTAGAACACAAGGAGAACTAACTAGGAGTAAAAATGTTTTTCAAACAGAAGATAAAAACGATTTTCATACAAGAAAGATATCTTGCTGGGCGTGTCAACCAACTAAACGTGAAATATATCTTCGTGCAAATGGATACGTAAGTCCTTGTTGTATACTTGGCGATGTAGAAAGAAACGAGCCAAAGCAGTTAATAAAAGATTATAAAAAGATAAATCTGCACCATACAGATCTAAAAACTATTTTAGAAGGAGACTTTTTTAGAGATATAAGTGATGGCATAAATGGTGGAGAAAAAAGATTACAAGGGTGTTATCACGCCTGTGGAGTGAAATAATGGGTATATCAAAGCAACCGCCAAAACCATTTCCTATTAAAAAAGGATTACCATGTCAGTTGAAATGGACTCACTCGACAATATATCTTACTGATGGCCTTAGTGCAAGTTGTCATAGAGTACAAGGTGATCCACTTGAAATGAGAAATGGTGAATTGAATTTTCATAATTTACCAGCCAAACTTGAAGCAAGACGTAAAATGTTACGTGGTGAATGGCCAGGAAGAGGTTGTGAACATTGTAAGCATATTGAAGAAGCTGGTGGAACGTCAGATAGACAAGTTCATTTACATATGGAAGGTACGACTGCTCCACCAGAGTTAGATAATGATTTAGAAGCAGTAGATGTTACTCCAAGACAACTAGAAGTGTATTGGGGAAATACTTGTAATCAAAAATGCATATATTGTGGTGCTCATTATAGTTCACAAATACATCAAGAAGAAAAACGTTTTGGTTATTTTAATAAAGAAGGTGTGCGATTAGATGATACAGATTTTACTTTAAATCCAAATATAGAAAGAGATACTGAAAGATTATTTGCATGGTTTGAGAATAACATACACAAACTACACAAAGTTTTTGTATTAGGAGGAGAGCCATTTTTACAAAAAGAAACATTTAGATTTATAGAATTTTTAGAGAAAAGAGAACTACCAGATTTAACTTTATGCTTTTTTAGTAATCACAATGTAGAACATGATAGATTTAAAAGCTGGGTAGGTAGATTAGATAAAATGGTTAAAGAAGGTAGACTAGATAAACTACAGATTATTGCATCATGTGATGCTTGGGGACCAGCAGGAGAGTATGTGCGTACAGGAATAGATTTACCTTTATTACAAAAGAATTTTGAATATGTGTTAAATGAAACAGAAACATTACAAGGAATAAATTCTGCATTAACAGTGACAGCAGTACCAGGTATGCCAGAAATGGTTAAAATGATAAACAACTGGTCAAAAGTTAGACCAGTGTATTGGAGTATGATGAAAGCTAGTCAATATGAGCTAGGAGAAAGACCATACTTGTATCCTGGAATATTTGGTAGAAAAATAAATGATATAGGGCTACAAGAAGCTGTTGATTTATTTGAAGTAAACCATAATGGGGAACCAGATTCAGTTAAAGTAAATCATAAAAAGTTTATGCAGGGTAACATAATTGAGTTTGAAAATAGAGAACCAAGTTTATTAAGACAAAAACAATTTAAAATATACTTAAAAGAATTAGATCGTAGACGTGGAACAGATTACACCAAGGTTTATCCACAAATTGCAGAATGGATAAAGGAATTATGAGTTATATAACAATAGACAATTTAAATGTTATAAATGTAGAACTTACAGATTATTGTAATGCGGCTTGTCCAATGTGTTCAAGATTTAAATGGGACGGTAGTTTATACAAAGAAAAAGTAAATTCTAATCATACATCACTATCTTTAATTAAAGATAAAATTTCAATTAAAGTAATTAAACAATTAAAAAAATTTTATTCAGTTGGTACGTTTGGAGATCCATTAATGAATCCAGAGTGCTTTCAAATATACGAATGGATTAAATTGAATAATGATAATTGTAAATTAGAAATGCATTCTAATGGTGGTGGAAGGAGTATAAGTTTTTGGTCAGCATTAGGATCGCTTGGCGTAGGAGTTGTGTTTGGTCTCGATGGAATAGAAGATACTAATCATCTTTACAGAAGGAATGTTAAATGGGATAAGGTAATGGAAAATGTTAAGGCTTTTATTAGTGCCGGAGGTAAAGCATATTGGAAGTTTTTAATCTTTAAGCATAATGAACATCAAATAGAAGAAGCTAGAGAGTTGTCTAAAAAATTAGGGTTTATAGAGTTTACTCCGGAGTATTCTGATCGTTGGAAAACATCTAATTGGGTAACAGGGGAAACTATTGATGTCAAAGACTGGAATGGTATTGAGAAGCCAGAGTCTCAAAAAGTTGATCATAGAATAAAATCAGTACGAGTGTATGAAGAAGAAAAATTTAATTTACAAAAAAAATTAGTATGTCATATGGCATCAAACAACACTTATGAAATTTATATACGTGCTAATGGTTATGTACAGCCTTGCTGTATGTTAGGAGATATAGATGTACATGAATCGAAAAGATTAATAAAAGATTTTGATTTAGTAAATCTTAATAAAACATCATTAGAAGATATATTAAATGGAGACTTCTTTAAGTCTTTAGATAACGGTATTAATAAAGGTACGCCCGAAAGACTTAAGAATTGTTTTTATGCTTGTGGAATAAATTAATTATCTTCTTCTGTTCATAGCAGATTTGGCCATCTGTTTAACTTTATCTGTAGAACCTTGATTGTCAAAATCCATTTCAGGATCTGTTTCTGCATCTTTTTCTGTTTTAATTTTAATTGTTTCTTGATCAAAATCTGCTACAACGTTTTTTAATGCATCACCACTATCGTACATCTGTTTAAACAGATCATAAGAGAATGCTGGATAACCTGTGTTAGCCATTATACCTTTTACAGCATCAAAACTTATTTCTGTAGATTGATTTTTATCATCAGCATCGCCTTTCATATTCAATAAGGTATTGATTAATGCTGACTCTACCTCTTTGTTATTACCTTCGCTTAATTTATTTTTGAATTCTGTGAATCGCATGGAATTACTTCCTTGCTAGTTTGGAATATATTCTATTAGATTGTTCAAATACTTCTTTGGATTCTCTTTGTTCTCTACCTTCAGGATCTGTTCCACCTGCTTCAGCATCCACGGCACCAAATTCATCTGCTTCTGGACCTTCTAAGCTATCCAAATCAGCATCTGCTTCTGGTTCAGTATTCATTGTGTCGCCAGCACCCATAGTGTCTGTTGTCGTTTCTTCACCTGTAAGTACTCTTACACCGTTATCTAACTCTGTTCGAGTTGTTGAAAGTGTTGCTTCTGCCTGCTCTAGAGCAGGTTGAATTTTTTGCATGAAAGCATCTGCCTTTTCTGCTCCCATTTCATCTCTAATTCTGTCTGAAAGTTCTAATAAACTTTCTGTTTTCATTGTTGCTAAATCTTCTAAGTAACCTGTAACTTTATCCATCATATCTTTAGCCGCAAGTATTAATTCTGATTGTTCTTCTACACCTTCTTTAACATTTTCACTGTTCATAAGTTTTGCCGCCGCTTGTCTTTCGTCAGGACTTAATGCTTGTCCTTTTCCAAGTTTATCTTTAATTGGTTTTTTTGCTTTATCTATTATTGGATTAGGGTTGTCTCCTGCAGGATTTTGTACATATTCTTTAATTGCTTGGTTTAATACATCAAGCATCATTTGACTCTTTTGATAGTCGTGGTTTCTTAGTTCTTCACCAAAATGTTCGTTTTGAGTAATATTGTGAATTTTAGTTCTAACTTTATTTGCAGTATCTTCTAACTCTTCTCTAGTAAATCTGCTTAAATCCATTGTTTGATTAAAACGAGATTCAAATTCTGATAGTAAAGACTCTGTTGTAACTGGTTTTGTTAGCTCTATGCTCTGCATATCATTATTTAGTCGTTTCTACCTAAAGGTAGATTGGAATATTTGTTGTATTTTAGCTTTATATTCGTCTGCTAGGTCGTTAGCCGTTTCTAATCTTTGTCCGTATGCCTCTTCCATAGCTTCGTTTTCTTCTTTTTTTGCTTGTTTCATCATTATTTTTGCACTGCGTATTTCAAATAGTTTAGAAGCAAAATGTAAGTCATATTCTAATAGATTAGATGGTGGAACATTACCTTCTGCTAGATAGTGTGCAATTAAAATTGCAGTTTGTTTAAGGTTAATGTCGTCATGTAGAATAGTAGCAGTCATCATATCAGCGATAACATATATGTAACGTGTACCTGTATGTTTTTTAGGTACGATTGCTATGTTGCCTATTAAGATACCTTTTGAAAATTGTTTTGGTAAATGACGAAATGGTCGTTTAGCTTCTTCTTTATATACTAGGTCCGCAAGTTTTTCCTTGAGTCCATATGCCTCAATTTGTCTTACTAGTTCTTTGAATGATCTATTGTTTTTTGTCATTTTTCACAAATCTTATACGTCTATTTAAAGCGTATTGTACGCCAATGTCAAGTTTTTTTCTAACAAATATACTCTTGTCTCCTAGTATTTTTGCTATTTGAACTTCTTCTGGTAATAAATCTATACTACGAAAAGATTCTTTATCTTTATATTTGTTGATAAAATTTATTTGCTCGTTGGTAATATAAACTTGTACACCAGGTGCTATTTTTATATACATTGTTTGTGAATAATTTAATTTAATCTTATAAGAAGAACTACCATGGTTGAAAGTAGTCCTGCTATAACTGTGCCTGCCGCGGTTATAACTGTTTTAGAATGTGATTTGTGATTTTGTTTCATATCGTCGTTGATTTTACTTAGACGATGTTCAATAGCGGATAGTCTATCATGTAGTCCTTTGTATCGTTCACTACATAAGTCCACGTGTGCTTCTAAATTTGTTTTTTCTAACTCAGTTGGCATATATTTTAATTCTCGTTTTACATCGTCCAGATGTTTCTTTAGTGTTAGGTATTCTGCCTGTGTCATGCCTTAACTGCCTATGTTTGCCTGTGTATGCCTTAATCATTATTATTTATTAATTTCTCCAGCATAAGAAAAGTACGTGTTTATTGTGTGATCATTAGTCGTTATAAATGTATTCGTAGGAAATGTAACAGTTTCTTTGCAAAATGATAGTATAGGTACTAAATGAAAATCATCTATTAATTGTGCAGTTGGTTCTTGTATTTTGCCATATACTTCTGGTTGTTCAACAAAAAATGTAAAATGCCAACTGTTTTGTTTACCGTCATAAACAGAACCAAATCGCATATTAGCAACGGGTTCATTAAGTTTCATAGGTGGAGTTTCCCAAGTAATGTTACCTCTTATTTGAAGCAATTGCGACATTGTATTGAAGTTAGAGTTTTGATTTCGTGCAATAGCCAAAGTGTGTTTGTCATGTATAACTTCATTTGACTCAGTTTTAAAAGGAAATTCTTTTCTTAAATTTCCATTATTAGTAATATCAACTAGAGTATGAATACGAAATTCGTACATTATGTGGCCTTATTATAATACTGATAATCTTTTTCTAGATATGTATCTAATTTTTGTCTTAATTCTGGATTTCTTCTCATTTCAGTTTTTAATTCAATTTTTAATGCTTCTGCCATTTGAGTAATGTACTTAACGTGTCTCCATCTAGGTTTAACGTATGGGAAATTTCCATACATTTTTAAATTATGTTCTTTGGCAAAGTCTTGCATTTTCTCATTAAGATCCGGACCAACTTTTATAAAGTGTTCTACTTTTGTTTGTTCAATTACTTCCCAAGGTGCTAGTGTAAATCTATCAAAGTGTGGCCACCATTCCATGATTTTTTGATTTCTAAACCATGCGTAATCTTCAAAACCAGTTGCCCATTCTATTATACCTGTCCACCATCTGTACTCTGGCTCGTGTAATAAAACAAATGCAGGTTTTTGATTTTCTTTTAATTGTTCAGTAGTCATTTTTCTCATATTACCATAATCTTTTCCTAACCAATGTAATGTTGATTTTGCCGCTGAACCACAGTTATGCAACCAACACAAATTTGATTCTGGGATATCATATACATAAGGAGTTTTATCTCTCATTTTGTTTTCAGGTGAGAGTATAATTGCTAGTGTATTTTCTATAGGTGTTGGCATATGGATATTTAATATTGAAAAAGGGCGAACCTAATTAAAGTTCCGCCCTTTTTGGTAATCGCAAAAACAAATTGCTTTAGTTTATTATTATACAACTGCCGTAAGTAATATACCTATGTCTGTTGCAGTAGCTACAGATGACGCAACGTTTGCCGTAACGTTACCTGCACCGTTTAATGCTCTGATGTCCGCTTGTAGCGTACCACCTGAGAGTAATGTACCTAGGCTGTCTGTTCTTACTGTGTAAGTCTTTTGTTTTCCACTGTCAACCAACGGTCCTTCTGAAAGGATGTTAATGTGCTGACTGATAACTGATCTTACTGCCTCTAAACCTGCTGTTGCAGATCCAGTTCTTAAGTCTCCAGTTTCAGACGCCATAGAGTTGACAAAGTCTACAGTAAAAGAAGATGTTGCTACACCTTCTAGTTCCATATTTGTGCCGTGAACGAAGTTTTGTCCGCCACCTGCCGCTTTCGTTTGATCGAATGCCATCTGTTATTCTCCTCTATCCTTATGCTACAACTGCCGCAGTTAGAATACCTAATTGCGTGTGTGTTGCAGTAGTGGCACCATTTTGACCTGTAACTGCTCTAAGAGCCGTTTGTAAAGTCGCTAATGATCCACCGCTTGTTGTTTCAGTAAACGTAAAAGATCCACCTGCACTTGCCGGAGCACCAACAAAATTGTCAGTTCCTTCAGTCATGTAAGTCTTTTGCTTGTTTGATTCTACTAAAGGTCCAGCCGCTACAATGTTACCGTATATTCTGATACAGTTTTCTGCAGTGTATTGGTCTTCGTCTTTAGCTGTTTGACCGTTCATGGCGTCAACAAAGTCAACTGTAAAGAATTCTAATTCTTTACCCATGCCGTCATATTTTGATGTTGCATTAAAAGAAGTGTTCGGTTCTCCTCCTGCAACTGATCCTGCTGTATAAGCCATATTATTTTCCTCCTATAACCTATTATTACGCCATTGCAGTAAGTTTACCCATATCTCTATCAGCCGCTGTTGCAGATGATATAGTTAAAGTAATCTTAGCATTGGAGTTTAACGCTCGAATAGCCGCTTGAATTGCCGCTACTGTTGTCGTTCCACTTAATGTGTCTAATGAGTCTCGTCTAACCATCCAAGTATGTTCGTGAGCCGCAGATATAACACCATTTCCTAAGATGTTAACGCCTTGGTTTTCGATTGCTTCTCTGATCATGTGAAGACCCGCTGTGTTAGCCGCCGCGTATGGATGAGTAACCTCAGCCGTTGCCGTAGCTAGTAAGTCAACAGTTAGAAAGTCAACCTGTACACCTTCATGCTCTTGAGCAAGATTTGGTGATACAAAGTTTCCGTGACCGCCTGCGACTAGTGTGCCTGTGTATGCCATTTTTAATCCTCCTATTTTCTCTGATTATTTGGCTTTAGTCACCGCTCAGGTGACTGTATGTTTCTATTTAGTGAATGATCTGGTAAATTCAGTAGTTATATTACTATTTTGTTCAAATTTGTCCAAATTTCGTCAGATCTAGTTCTTTTTATAAAATTATAGTTCAAACGAAGCAGAATTCTTTTTATCCTCTTACAAGTTTTTGGACGTTTCCTATCTTTCATTTCAACATTAATAACTGGATTATTTCTTTTAATAGTATTTTCTGCACCCAGAAGAACTTCAACTTCAAATCCATCTACATCAATTTTAATAAAATCTATGTCATTTAAATTAAAACTATCTAGTGTTCGACATTTTATATTACCAGGTATATTTGTTAATGTTGTAGAATTAAATTCCTGTGATGCTGTATGTTCCTTATTAGACAATCCATATTGAAATAATTGTACGTTAGTTTCATGTATGTTTTTATTAAAGCATTCTATAAAATTAGGATTAGGTTCAAAGCAATATACTTGTTCAAACTTTTGTGCAAGTTCACGAGTCCACATACCAACATTACTGCCTATGTCTATACAGTTTCTCCAACGTTTAACATACTTTAGTGCTGTCTTTCGTTGGGTTGGTTGACTGTCTTTTTCTTCGCATTCTACTAAGGTAGGTTTGATATGCGGTCCATATAGCACCCAAAATTTATGATCTGTAGGTTCCATTAAAGTTATTTAATTACAAAGAATTAGTATATAATTTTTTAAGAGTTATCTAGTTTTAGTTCAGTAAGTGTAACGACTGAGCCTGATACGTCGACATTGTTTACGCCAACAGTAGTACCCATATCTCGTATTGCTGTTTGAAGTGTTGCGGCAGTCCATCCTGGTCGTTCCATACTAACATCCATTCTACCTGATGCCGCATCGTCGATACGTTGATAAAGTATAGTACCTCGTAATAGGAGTGTTCTAATTAAATTGTGTATTGTTTCATCATAACCTAATTCTGTACGTACATCAATTGCAGATGCACCAACATTTTTTAGTGTAATATGAAAGAACTTTACTTCTGCACCGGCAAAGTTGTCAGTAGTTCCAATTGCATTAGTTACTTTAAAATTGTTTGGTGTTGCCATATACCATTATTTATTTTGGTTGTTAAATTGATCTTCTAATTTTTGTTCTTGCTCGGTCATGAATTGTCTGCAATAGTTTTACAAATGTATAACCACCTTTTGTTATATCGTCAATCATTGTAATAACAGGTGCATAAGCGGCCATTATTGGAGCCGGAACTGCTCTACCTTGTTTAACCATATCAGCGGCAACTTTTGCTCGTCTTACGTTTGATGCTCCAACTAGTAATCTGTATCCAGACATCTCATCCGGTGTTAACTCTTTTCCTGGTACTGTTCGTTCAGCATCTACTACATTATCTAATTCTAATCTTTGTTTGTCAGCAAATATTTGTGCTTGTCTTTGTAAGTCAGTGCCAGACAGTTTGGCTTTTAATGCTTGTATTAATCTTGTTGCTGTTATTTGTTTTCTTTTTGCGCCTAGCTTTGGATAATCACTAATTGCTCTTCTTAAATTTTTATAATCTAAATTACCAATACCTAATGCTGATTCTAATTGTGTTAAGAATTCATAATCGTTTTTAAGATTTCTAAGGTATCTTCGTATTGCTAATACTGGTACATTCTGCCTTTGTCTTAAAGCCATTGCCGCATTTTTGTTTGCTAGTTTTTGAACAACTTCAGGATCTCCTGCCACTATTGCTAACATATTATGAAGGTCATTTGCTGTGCCTCTTACTTTAGTAAACCCACCATATGCTAGAGTAGTGTTAGCATATGACTTGGCAAATCCTGCTGTTTGTGAGAAGTTTTTTAACAGTGATAGTGTAAGAAAACTAAGATATATACGTTCTGTTATTTCTTGAAATGTATATCGTTGCAGGTCGCTTTGGCGTCTTACGATTCTTGCTTCAGATACATACTGTAAAAAGGGTGTTAACATACTCATATTTATAGGTATATGCAACGTAATTTTTTCTTAACGGATACAATGAAAACTGGTAATCATCAGACGTTTGAGCGGTTTTTAGATACCCATTCATTGCCAGATCAAAAAATAGATTATACTGGAGAATATTATACTCTACACAATTATGATTTAGATTCATATGATAGGAAATTTGCTTTAATTGATAGACGAATAGATAATGTTAGATTATTCAATAATGTAGAATATGAAAAAGAATTGTTAACAAGAATTAATTTATTACATAGTCAAGGATTTAAATTTATAATGGCATCTCCTTGGGAATCGCATGAAAATATTCAGTCTGGCAAGGTATATCCAAACAATATAGGAGAAGTAGAATCTTTTAATTGGACAGGAGGAACAAGCTGGTTCTGGTTTTATATGTACTATAAACATTTGAATAATAAATTTAAATCTACCCATGATCATTTTGGAAGTTATTGGTATAAAAAACATGATTTTTTATATTTGAATAAGCAACCAAGAGACCACAGAGTTATATTATATAATAAATTATTAAAAGAAAATGTATTATCAAATAGTATATACACTAATTGGCCAACTAGAAAGCTACCACCTGAGTATGAACTACCGTGGGCACAGAATTATCCACAATATGGTCTAGATCAAGACATTTATGAACAACCATATGTTGATACAGTTTGCTCAATAGTTTCTGAAACTAATGATAATGATACAGATGTATTCATGACTGAAAAAATATGGAAACCTATTATTGCTCAGCAAGTATTTGTAGTCCATGGAAATCATTTATATCTACAAAAATTAAGAGAGATAGGTTTTAAAACTTTTGGATCTTATATTGATGAGTCATATGATTTAATAAGTGATCGAGATAAAAAAGTAGATGCTATTGTTTCGCTGTGTAAAAATTTAAAGACAGCTAATTGGCAAGATATATATCGTCAAACAATAGCATTGAGACAACACAACTATGATACTCTTTTTAATAAAGAAAAGTTAAGTGCGGAAGTTAATAAAACTTTAATTAGTTTTTTGGAATTTTTTGATAGCAGTCAAGTTTCTTCTTGAGAATCCTAATCTATCTACAAGTTTAACAGCATTACCAGTCTTGTCAACAGCAACAAATCCTTCTGGATCAGTAACTTCTAATCCGCTATCTGTTTGTGCAAATGATCCTATTGCCATTGCTTGATTCATTTTTTTAAGTATAAAGACTTTCATTTGTTGTACAGCTTTATAAAATGTTAGCATCGCTTGTAAAGGTCTCTTGGCTCTGTTTAAGAATGCCGGCATACTTTTTAATTTGTCTTGTCTTAATGCCAAAGCCTTTTGTGCTTTTAATCCTGCAATTTGTTGTTGCATTCTATCTGCGTAAAACTTTTTAAATCCTTGTAAGAATTGATTTACGTTAGTTGGTAACTCTCCTTGTTTAACCATTGCATTAATATACAATTGGAAGTAACCAACAAAGTCATTGTTTTGTCCTAATAAACTAGATAAGTCACGTGGTACATTATTAAGTAGTGCTTCTAATTTTTCAATACTGTTGTAAAATTGTTTTGTTTCGTCATCTGTAAATTTAGCAGAACCAGATACATCTTTGTATGTTGCATTATCAAAAAATACATCAGGCGATGGTGTAAATGATTCTGTATCTGCACCTGCTGATGCTGTCATATCTGCAAGTGTTTCACCATTGTATGTTGTATGAAATATAATTCCAACTTTAGCGGCATCAATTTGTTTACCTAGATCAGAGTCTTCTGGAACAGCATAAGTTATTTGGTTTGGTGTAAATGTTATGTGTGGAGCATTGTTAAGATTTTTCCTTAGTATACTATCATCAACAAATAATAAATCACCTTGTACTACTCCTTGTATGTTTAATTTTTTTAAGTGTACAAGACATTTTAATAGTCTTTGTCCTAGCTCTTCTGTGCCATGGTTCTTTGCAATATCGTTTTTAGTGTAATTCACTTTGGCATTTTTAGCAAATGCTGATTTAGTTGCAACAAAGAATTTTCCTGTTTCAGGATGTGTACCACAAACTATTGCAGGTGCACCATCCCATTTAACAGATACAGATATTGCTTCTGATGAGGTGCCTTTAAGTGTAAGAAGTAGTCCTCTAAAATATTCTATAACAGCTTTACCACCATCAAAACCGTCCGTAATAATAATGTCTTCTATATGTTCTAGATGGGTTCTTTTAAATTCTAATAGGACATCTTCAATTAACATTATTAGTCCTCTTTGTATTCGCCGTCTTTGATTTTAAGTACGTTGTCTTTAATGTCTTTGTTTTCTTTAATACGAGCAACACCTCTAGAGAATTTTTTTGCATCCATATTTTTAATAGATGAATGAAATCGTTTTTCTAGTTTATATGCAGTTTCAGGATCAAAGTTTTCTCTAATGAAGGACATAAGTCTTATAGCAGAGTCAATAATGTGAGATGCTCTGCTTTCTACTACATTTTCCTTGTCTTTTGACAAAGGCATATTAGTTAACTCATCCAGTAAACTTCGTGTTTTATTTTGCATATATGGTATTTAAGCAATATTATAACAGAATTATAGTAAAAGTCTATCCTAATTTATTTTTTCACTAAAAACTTGCCATATAAATATTTTCATGTCCATACTAGACGAAGCACATGATTGGCAAACATTAAGAGATGATAATTTTAAAAAGTTTTATGAATTAATGCCACTTTACGTAGCAGAATACAAGAAACAGAATTTACCAAATTATACATACCTAGGAAACTTTGTTCCAGAAGAAGGCCTATTTCCTTTACCTGAACATATAGAAGGAGGACTAGGAGATCCAATTGATGTTAATCCACATCAATTGATGAAAGTAGGATTGTACGATAATAGTACTCCTCAATGTGCTTGGCTCAGAGAAGTTCATAATTTAAAATATGTTCATGCAAAATATCATATCCAACCTGTTAAGATGTTAATACAAAATCACTTTGATCATAATGGTTCCTTTACAAGAAAACAATATGAAGAACGTGGAGTATCTTTTAACTCTAGTGAACTTAAAAAGATTCTACATTTTTTAAATGATTGGAAAATGGGACAAGTTATTATGCTAGGAGATCAGTGCTATTCAAACTGGAAAAAAGGTGATGCAATAAGTTTTCCATGGTTTATGGAACACGCCACAGCCAACGCAAATTACGAACACGAAAGACATTTACTTTTTATAACAGGAGTTTAATATCCTACCAAGGCTTTTTTGGTTGATCTATACCAATGATTGGTATATTGTATCGTAGGGTCATAGTCCATTTAATTAATTCAGCTATTTCAACTGGTTCAATCCAACCTTCAGTATCTTCTTCACCACGATCAATACCACCTACAATAATATGACAAGTTTGAAATCTAAAACTGTTTAATGATAAACTTTTGTTTCGTAATTTTAGTTTAGCATTTTTGTATTCTTCAGGACCAAGGTTATCGTATTCATGTGAAGAGCCAATATTATATACGTCACCAGTAGGCATAGCTTCAGCACATAATTCTAATAAATTAGTTTGAGCTTCTGAATTAATATAACTTGCATTTATAAAAGTATTATGTTTTGATAGTTCTTCTTTTATTTTTTCTTGTTCGGTATCTAAGTTATAGCCATTTGATTTGTAAATAAATGTAGCACTAGGCCAAATTTTCTTAATACCAAAAGCAATATGTTTTTCCTCACTAGGATTACCAGTACATATAATTTTTCTAGTAGACATAACCTTATCTCTTGCTTTTTTTATTAAGTCTTCTCTGGTCATTGTAATTTCCTGCATTTCATTTTACATAGAACTTCTGCTGTTCCAAGGTTGCCCTTTTCAATAACATTTTGTACCCATTGTTCTATTATAATATTGGCTTCATCTAGTTTAACATCTTTAATTTTTAATTTGTCTATCCATTTTGTTTTGTCTTTCCACAGTTCAGAAATATAAAAAGTCCTAGGGTTTCTAATCCAATCACAAGGCATGAATATACCACCAGCTGTAACAGTTTTCATAACATGACATTGTGGTATTATTTCTATACTTTCATTTTCGTTAAACTCTTTTTTATACATATATTCTTCTTCGGTTAATTTGGGATCTGTAGGGCGTAATTCTTCTTTACCAAATCTATGTGTTTTTAATGTAAAGAACTCTGCACCTTTTGATTCAGCAAATTTTTTTATGTCTTCTAATATGTTTTGATTAAAAGAGAAAATAATTGTTTGCCATTTTACTTTTGCTGGTCCTCTAGACATAACATCTAATCCTATCATTGTGCTTTTCCAGTCTGCATTCTTTCTGTATAAATGATTTGTATCTTCTAGTCCGTCTATTGCAAAAATAATTTCATCTCTATTTGTTAAAAGACTATTAAGTTCTTCCCACCATTCTTTTGTTCTGTAACTTCCGTTAGTTTGAATTTTAAAAGTTCTATCTCGAAATCTTCTAATCATTTCGAATAGTTTTGGATAGTATAAAGTATCTCCGTAATCGCCACATAGTTTAAATTTTTCTATCTTTCTGCCCTCTTTACAATCTAAAAAATATTCTAGTTCATCTAAATCTAAGTCTTGTCTAGGCATATTACTACCAAGCATTTGTTTCCAAGTAGTACGTGGACAAGCTGGACATTCTAGGGTGCAACGATTGGTTGTTTCAATGTGTAAAGATTCCATAATATTTAATTTTTTATCCATTCAGCGTAAATTCTATTACCTGAATCTAGTTTACAATCTATTATAGTAAAGCCATATTTCTTTGCCCACTCGTAATTTTTTTCAATAGTCCAAGGATAGAACTGTACCTCTTCAACTCCTTTCCATGGATGATCACCTGTACCAGGATTTTGTCTCCAGTATATTCTATCTCTAGTTTTAGTCATTTGATGTAGTTTTGAAACCTGTGCTTCTACTATTTCTTCTGTGCCAAAGTTTAAAGAACCTAATATCAAATAAACATTAAAGGGTTTGTGAGATACAAATTTCTCCCATGACACTACCTCGTCTGCTTTGTCGTTAGCAGGATCTATACCCCAAAGCCTATCTCCTAGTTTCTCTTTGAATAGATTGTATCCACAACCTATATCTAAAACTATATCATCTTCTTTAATTTTATCTAACAATGCCCAACCTGAGTAATTGAATTTACTATAATCAGGTTGCCAATTGCTCTTAAAATATTTTAATTCTGTTTCGTTCATGATTCTATATAGGATGTTCTGTATGCATCTTTATCAAACAAGCCTTTTTTAATGTTAGTAATGTATGGTTTGTTTGCATTATATTTTAATAGTGCTTTTATTTTTTTTATGTCTATAGGAAAGTTTAGTAATTTTGATATTGAATTACAATAGTCAATTCCGTAAAGACAAAATAGTTCTTGTGATATAAAAACAGGATTGTATTTTAATAAATGTTTAAAGTTTCTTATAGCAGTAGGCGTTGTATGCTTTGATCTTACTCTTGTTTGTTGTTTAAGTAATATGTTTTTGTCTCGACCTATAATACAAACTTGTATGTCAAATATTTTGCTGGCATACTTAATAAACTTTTTATAGTTAGGTATTATAGGTTTCTTATTATAAAAAAATGGACAACTAATACTTGTTATGTAATATTTTTCATACCAATTAACAATAGTATCTTTAAATATTTCAGGATGTCTCCAATATAAACTGAATCGTTCATTATGATGTCCTTCCCACTCGTCGTGTTGCATATCCCAACCACGAACAGATTCATGTGATGAGAATATTTTTGCAAATAAATGATTGCCTGAGCCTTGTGGTCCTGTTATTATTAAGAGTTTTGGTTTTGTTTCCATTTGCTAATTGCTAATACTAACATAGCAGAACCAAAGATAGCAATCACTGTTCCTGATAGTGTGTACGGTAATGACTTATATAGTTTACCATATACAAACATTGGAACACCAATAACCACTGCCGTGCTTATACCATAGAACATACCTTGTTCAGTTAGTAGTTTAGGTTTAACAATAGCAATTAAACTTGGCAACCATACTGCCGCTCTCAGTGTTGCGAAGAATAAAAAGATGTATAACAAAGTGATACCAGGTATCTGTGTGATAAGGAATCCTGCTATGGCAAGTATGACCATTCCGATTCTTGCATATTTTATAACAGTCTTATCATCAACTTTTGTTTTGTATTTGTTGTAGATATCATGTCCAGTCATATTAGCAACTGAACTAAATTGTGAATCAAGTATAGCAACAAGTCCTGCGAACACTAGGAACACAAAGAATATACTTGCCCAAGCAGGTAAGAAGTTTGCAATAACAATTGCGTTAGTAGTACCTACCATGTTGCTAGGTATCTCCATGCCTGTGCCTGCCGCAACGTATCCAAGTAGTCCCATCATTATAGGAATGATACCAAATATAAATGCCGCAATAATAAATGATTTAAAAACAGATTGTTTGCGAATTGCAAATGCTCTTTGATAGAAACTGTTATCACCCCAAGGTCCACCTAAGTGTCCTAAGAATGCCGCCGCTCCAAATGTAGCAAATACTACCCATGCTCTGTCAGTTCCGATGATACTTGCACCGTCACCTCTTGTTCCACCTAGTCCTGCAACCACAGTATCCCAACCTCCTGCTACATATATTACAGCAGGTACTATTAATATTACTCCAGTCCATACAATTATAATCTTGAACACTTCAGTTACTACTGTCGCTTTAAGTCCTGTACGGAATGAGTAAGTCAAGGCAATTAATGCCATTGCTATCGCTGTGTATGTGAAAGGTATTCCTGTTAATATTTCTAGAGTCTTAGAACCTGCAAGTAAATTAATTGCAAAGGCACACGTGGCCAATATGATCATTTCTACAATGTAAATGTTCTGTACTCGTTTTGAAAATTTCTCTTTTATAAATCCTGAAAATGTAAATCCGTTTGGAAACTGTTCTCTTAACCTATGAGCGAAGTAGGCAAAGAATGCTAAGGTTAAAAAGTTACCCAAGCAGAACCAAAAGTGTCCTACTAGTCCATTGACATAAGCCTGTTGTGTACTAATGAATAGTCCAGGTGCCCATAGCCAAGCCGCCGCTACTGATAATGATCCTTGAAATGTTCCTAGTTCTCTTCGTGCTACAAGGAATGATGTCTTGTTGTCTGCGTAACCTCTGCTATACCAATATGTTAAAGCAAATGCCACGAGTCCGTATACTAATAATATTGTGAACCCAGTGGATTCGTTAAACAGTGGTAGATTCATTAATGTTCTTTTCGATATTGTTTAATATAATTATTTTAATAGTAAGTAACAGTATATGAAATTGAGTCATAAAAAGCGACCAATTATTAGAAAACAACCAGTGATGAGATATTCTCATCATGATGATTATGATAGAGATATAGATGATGAAGGTTGGTTATTAGTAAGTATTTTTGCGTGTGTTATAGGTGCATGGTGGGGAATTATACATTTAGTTGATAAATTTACGTTCAATTTTATGCCCTGGTGGACAGAACCTTTAACTATATTTCCTGTAGGAGGATACTTTGTTGTTGCTGATTTTTTTGGTAGGAATCCATTGCATTGGTGGCCATTGATTTGGGGTTATAAAATTAAGATACCAGATAGTGAAAAAATAATATTACATCCTATAGATGGAGATGAGTTAATAAAAAAGTATGGTGGACCTTTAAATGTTTATATTGATAATCCAGACTGTATTAAGTTTCGTAAAAAACGTGATGCTGTTATTTTTTCTCTTCGGAACTTCTAAAAACTGTGCCGTGTAATGATTCGTACATAGTTAATTTATCTGATAACTCTTGTACTATTTGTTGATAGTCTGCATTTTGTACTTGTAAATTACCAACTTCAGCATTTAATTTTTTAATTTGTAATTCTTTATCGTCTAAAGTCATGTTATAATGTTATAGTAGACAAATTTAATTGTCAATGTTAATATATTAAATAGTTATATGATCAAATACAAACTTATCTGTGATTGCGAAAGTAAATTTGAAGGTTGGTTCCCTAGTATAGAAGACTTTGAGAATCAATTATTACAAGGACAACTATTATGTCCAATGTGTGATAGTACTAAAGTTAGGAGAGACATAATGTCTCCTAGTGTTAAAAAGAAAAGTACAAAAACTCCAAGGCAACGTGGTAAAGAAGCTATGTTAGATATGACTAAAGGACAAATAGTAATGGGAGGAAAGGCAAGAACATTATTAAAAAAATTAGAGAAACACGTTACAGATAATTTTGAGAACGTTGGTAGAAACTTTCCGAAAGAGGCACGTAAAGCTATTAAGGGAGAAAGAGATGAAGAGTTCTATGGTACTGCCACAAAGAAAGAAGCAAACGAATTAATTAATGAAGGAATTGATTTGTTCCATGTTCCAAAAGTAAGAGACAATTAAATAACCATTACCAATCAATAAGGTTGACTTATACACGTCCTTCGTGTAAAATATATTTTATATGACATTAAGAACAATTCTATCGAATTTAACCTTAATGTTAAAATCAACAACTAAAGAGGAAAACTACATGGGACAATCAACACCATACGTTATCTATACTAGAAATTTCAAAACTAGAGCAAAGCAAATCGGAGTATTTGCGGAGCCGGCTAGAAAATAT